AAAAATGAATGATTGAAAAAGCTCTATCCTATCATTACGATAAAATAATCAAATAGTAAAAAAAAAGTTTCTAATTGATATTAAATAAATATTAATAAATAAATTAAATTAATTAAAGAAAGTAAAAAATGCTTATATACTATTTTAGAAGATTAATATTTACGATATTATTAATACTTATTTATTCTTATATTACGATTTAAACTAGAACGAGAATAATAAGAACGAGCAAAGAACGAAACGAGAACGAAACGAGCACAAAAAATATTCTACTTATACGAGAATAATACGTTTTTTTTCTTTTAATTTCTAAAAAAATAAAATAATATTCTATTAATTATTTAAGAAGAAATATTTTTTTAAATATTTTAAGAATAATTAGAAAGCGAGAGAGATAAACTATACGACTAAAAATATAAATAATAAAATAATCGAGAATAAAATCGCTTTATCTTTTAGAGAATATAAAGATAAAAAAATTCTATTTAGATTATTTAATAATAAAAGAGATAAAACGAAGTCTTTTTTTATTTACGAGAAAGCGAAAAACTCTACTACTATAGAGAAAGCTTTTAATAACGATTATCGTAAAATAGATATCGAATACGATACTACGAAAAATAATCGTTTTAAAAAAGTAAATCTATTAATAGATTTAAATTCGTATCTAGATAAAAATAAGAAAGCTTTATATATCGACTTAATAAATTCGAATAAAGAGTTTATTAAAAATAATAAAGTATCTAACGAAATATTAGAGAATCTAAAATATTTCGAAACTAAAATTAATAGTCTTTAATAGACTTTAATTTAAATTAGAGAGCGAGATTAATTTCTCGCTCTCTTTTTTTTTATCTATAACGAATTAAAAAAACTAATCTAAAATAAAAAACTAATCTTAAATATATCGTATTTAAAAACGTATTAAGTTTAATAAAAAAAAAACGTATTAAGTTTAAAAAGCGAATGGGCTCTTTCTAGGGAGAAAGATAGAGAAAGAGTGATGAATGAATTAAATGTATATAAATTTTATAGCTGTACATTTTGCTTTTTAAATAGTAGCCTACTGAAAAAATATAAGGAGTATCTTATGATTTTAAAAATAACAAATAAAATTAAAAGTTTAGTATCTCGGCTTAAATCTTTTAATGCGTGTCAATATATACCTTTTTCTTCAAAATTATGGAAAGACGGAATGTGTCCTTTATGTAAATCAACTAGCATGAGCTGTGGAATAGCTCTCGTTGTTCTTATTTTATTACTCATTTTTCTTTCTTAAATTACCGAATTAAATTATTGGAAAAAACTTTAGATTTTATAACAGTGAGTATATGCTTATTGTTAATGGGAGTAACTTTAACTCCTATTTATATAGTGCAGCTTATACTAAAATTGTTTAGATATGCAAGTTTATTAATATCTTGGATATTAGAAAAAATGATTTGGGCACTGAACCTAATTACTGGATATTACGGAACTTTAATAGTTTCATTACGAAATAAAAAGTAATTTAGGTGCTGTTTCACTAAATGGTAGGGAGACTTACTTGAGACAGGGAGGACGGTGGGCAAACTTTTTTGTTTATATATTCATATAAACATACTAAGGTGAGTTATGTCTATATCAGTTTTACTTCCTACTCGAAAAAGAATTCCTTTAATTAAGAAATGTACAGAATCATTATTAGATAATGCTAAAGAGCCAGATAAAATTCAACTACTTTACGGAGTAGATGAAGATGATAAAGAAAGTATAGATTTTTTGAAAGATATTAAACATCCCGCTAGATCAGTAATTAAGTTTAAAAGATTAGGTTACGAAAATTTACACAGATACAATAATGCTCTCTCTGTATACGCTCAAGGTACATGGATCATGATCTTTAATGATGATGCTATAATGCAAACTAAAGATTGGGATTCAGAGATAGGAAAGTTTGATGGCCAATTTAAATTGCTCCGAGTGGAAGAATCCACTGGTCATCCTTATAGTATATTTCCTATTGTACCTTGGGATTGGTTTAGATGTCTAGATCATTTAAGTTTACATGGACAAAATGATGCGTGGCTCTCAGAGATTGCTTACATGTTAGATATCATGCAAGATGTAGGAGTTAAAGTTTTACATGATAGAGCTGATATAACAGGAAATAATAATGATGAAATTTTTAAAACAAGAGTTTATAAAGAAGGGAATCCTCAAGAAGAAGGAGACTTGCATCATCAGAAAATGATTAATTTAAGATTTGCTGATGCTTCTAAATTAGCTTGGTATTTAGATAAGATAGGACAATCTTCTTTACACTGGCAAAAAATTGTTAAAAAAAAAGTAGAACCTTTTATAAAATTAACTAAAGCTTTTGAAGATTATAGATTAAAAGGAGCAGTAGGACAAGGATTACAGAATGCAAAAACTCCAGATCAAAGAACAGTTAAAGTCAGCTATTCAGATATACAAAAAAACAAAGGATAAACGTGCTGGTGAAGTCGTTGAACATTTAAATAAGATACTATCTACTTCTGAAGCTCGAAAAACTTTATTACAATATGCTAAACATGTATATCCTCAGTATAAGGATCCTGCTCATATACAATTAATTGCAAAAAATCTAGAACTATTAGAAAAAGGAGAACTAACTAGATTAGCAGTTTTTATGCCACCCAGGCATGGAAAGTCAATGTTATGCTCTGAGTTCTTTCCAGCTTGGTATTTAGGAAATAATCCTAATGAATTTGTTATACAATCTACTTATGCTCAAGAACTTGCTGATGACTTTGGACGAAAGGTCCGTAATCAAATTATTAGTCCAGACTTTAATAGTGTATTTCCACAAGTAGGCCTTCGATCAGATTCAACTTCAGCTAAAAGATTTCATACAATGCAAGGAGGAACGTACTCAGCTGTCGGTGCTGGAGGAGCAATTACAGGTAGAGGTGCGCATTTATTAATTATAGATGATCCAATAAAAGGAAGAGAGGACGCAGAATCAGAAGTTCAAAGAAAAAATTTAATCGAATGGTATAAGTCAGTCGCTTATACTCGATTACAACCTGGTGGAAAAATAATTATAATTCAAACTCGTTGGCACCAAGATGATTTAGCTGGACATATCTTAAATGAAAGTAAAGAAGATTGGAAAATTTTAGATTTACCAGCTATTGATTCAAAAGGAAATGCATTATGGCCTGAAGCTTATTCTAAAGAAGATTTAGAAAAAATTAGGAGTACAGTAGGAGAACGAGTATGGTCAGCTCTTTATCAACAACAACCCGCTGCTGATGAAGGATCCATTATTAAAAGAGATTGGTGGAAGATATATTCCGAAAAGAAAATTCCAACTTTATCATATGTTGTTCAATCTTATGATACTGCTTTTAGTACCAAAGATACAGCTGACTTTTCTGCATGTACTACATGGGGAGTTTATACAGCTAGAGATAAAGAAAATCAACCTTATGCTGCATGTTTATTATTAGATGCTTGGAAAGAAAGATTAGAATATCCAGATTTAAGAAAAAGATCACAAGAAGCTTATGAAAAATGGTATCCCGATCAAGTATTAATAGAAAAAAGAGCTTCAGGCCAGAGTTTAATACAAGATATGAGAAGATCAGGAGTACCTGTAATTACTTATACTCCTGATAGAGATAAGATATCCAGAACGCACTCGGTAGCTTCAATGTTTGAAGGCGGATTAGTGTTTACTTTGGATAAAGATTGGACTAAAAGTGTAATAGAGGAATCAGCAACTTTTCCTTATGGAAAGTTTGATGATGTTCATGATACGTGTGTACAAGCTTTATTGCGTATTCGTGATGGCTTTTTAGTCGCTCATCCTGATGATCCCGAAGATGAAGATTATGAAAAGAGGAAACAACGCCATAAAAACAAACATTATTACTCTTAATAAGTATAGACCTATTAAACAAAAGCCACCTAGTCCTAAACAAATCGAAAAAGCACAAAATGATGAAGTAATTAATGCTTTTCATGATGCATGTATCAAGATAACTAATAAAGTAGATATAAAGGGATATGCTCTAGTTGCATGGGATGAGAAGGGAACTCCCTGTCTATCATGGTCTACTGGCCATAATAAAAATCCTATTAGCGAAATGTTACTTCCGACCTTTACACAGAGTTGTTTTCAAGGTATACTAAATAAAAAATTAAGTACAACGGAGGACTTAAATGAGTAACCCATTTACTAGACGAGGCACAGAACCTAATTATACTACAGAAAACTTTAGTGTAAAAGATGTTAAAAAGGCTAATGCTAGATTTTATGAAAAAAATCCTGGATGTATCGATGATGCAGCAATGATTAAAAAAGCTATGCAAGATCCTGGAGATGAAGTAGTGCAACAACAAACAAGACGTGAAGAAGAAGAAAAAGACTTCATGAAAAAAATAAATATAACTGGAGGAATCTACTAATGACAACTACACAGAAAACTACTAGAACACGTGTTCAGTACAATTCAAGTGGAGCTGCTGCTGGTTTTGGACCACAAGCTCATCCACCACATATGGATGCAGCTGCTGAAAAAACTATTCAGGACAAGACTAAAGGTAATTCTGATTACAATGGTGATAACAGAGCTTTTATATCTAAACTAAAAAGAAATTCAAATTTTAGTTCGGATAATAAATCTTTTATTTCTAAACTAAAAAGATAGGTAATATGTCTAACACTAGAAAAATGAACGAACTAGAAGAACTAGGTCGAGTAGATGCAGAACATGCATATACTGAAAAAGGAAAACACAATCTTGACGAAGAAAAGAAAAGAGTTGTGAGTGAAGTTGAATCTGGAACTAATTCTTATGCTAGTCATAATAAGAAAATGATGAGTGCTTTAAAAAGAAGTTAATTATGGCTGATAAAGACACAATAATATTTGATATAAAAACAAAAACTTTAAAAAAACCTACTCACGAAGGTGAAAATAAAGCTGTTAAAGATTTAAAAGAGACAGCTGAATCTGGAACTAATTCTTATTCTTCATATAATAAGAAAATGATTAGTGCTTTAAAAACTTTAAAAAAAGGTTAATTATGTCTACAAAAGATATTGATATATTTGAAGGACCTAGGAAACATAAAAAATTAATTATCAAAAGAATAAAAAAATTATTTAAAAAGAATAAAAAAAAAGCTGAAGGTCCTACTCACGAAGGTGAAGATAAAGCTGTTTATGATACTAAAGAATCAGGTTCTAATTCTTATCATGCTAATAATTTAAAGCTGATTAAGGATTTAAAAAGGGACGCCTAGATGAGAATGACCGCCGGTGCAGGATCAGGAGAAGGAAGATTACAAAACTCTAGAATGTCAGCACCTAAAAAAATTAAAAAAAAGGTAAAGAAAAATGTCAAGAAACGAAAAAGATAATTTTGTAGCAACAAAAGCTGAAAAGACTTTTGATGATGATGGTAACATTCAAGTTGCTAAAGTAATAAAAATAGATGATAAATTATTACTTAAAAAACTTGAAGATACAGGCGGAAATATAAGAAAATCAAAATTATTAAATAAAAGTATTTATAGTACAATTGGAAAAAAGAAGTGGAACAAATATAAGAATAAATAATGGCTCGAATAAAGTTTTTAAACTTTACTCCTCGAGATAAACCTCGCAAAAGACCGGGACGCCATAAAAAAAATCTTAACAAACATCAAAAAAGGTCGTATAAGAAATATCATAGACAAGGCAAATGATATGGCAACTATTAACGACTTATTATATAACTATCAAGAAGGTAATGAATTTGTATGTTCAGATGGACGAATGTCAGTAAATGGTGTTTGTCAAGTAGAACAATCACTTGATAGTGTAGATACTTCTAAACTTACTAAAAAAATTATAGATACTTCTAAAGGAGAAGCTAGTGAAGAAATGATAAAAACAAAAGATTGGGAAGAGAAAGTAAAACGAGATAAAGTATTAAAAGATTTAGAAGGAACTTCTGATTATTATCCAGAGCTTGGAAAAGAAAAAAAGAAAAGAGGAAAATTTGAATGGGACTTTGATAAAGATACTAAAATTGATGGATATAAAAATACAATATCTAATAATATAACTGCATATAATAAGTGGATAGAAGATAATATGGGCATACCTTCAAATGTTCAAACTGCTGCAAGAGTAGGAGGCACTGCTTATGCTCTAGGAACAGGAGCAAGTATAGCATCAGCAGTAGCGCCTTGGCTTCTTCCAGTTTTTGCAGGAGGAGCTATTAATAAAGCTGAAAGAGAAAGAATACAAAATATAACTGATCAAGATAAACAAGGTGGTGATATTACTACTATAGATATGATGACTTACGATACTCCACAACCAGGAGATGATGGATTTAATCCTCATGTAGATAAAGGTGATAAACCAGATTGGAGAGGCACTAATCAAGATCAAGGAGTTACTTCTGATGCTGGATTTGATCAATCAAGTAGTAGTCCCACAAATGTAGGAAATCCTTTTGGTTATTAAGAAAAGACTTACTTCTAATTCTTTTAATTTAATAATTTTTGTTATATAACTTTTTAAAAAAAGGTAATTTATGGCAAAAAAATCATCTGCATCATTAGTGAATGCTTCTTTAGGTATTAGACTTTCATCACATGAAAAGTTATGTGCTGAAAGAATGAAACAATTAATTAAAGCTATCGATGATTTAAATAAGAAAGTATCTAAACTTTCAGATGATGTATCACGAGGTAAAGGAGCAGTCGCAGTATTAATTGGTATGGGAACTATTATAGCAGCTTGTATTGGCTTTTTTCAATTTAGGTAAAAAAATGTTAGAAAAATTAATGACTATGCTTGTGGGAATTTTACTAGCTTTAGCAGGGTGGAGTTTATCTCGAACTTTTGAATTATCTACAAGTCAAGCAGTTCTTTTAAATCAAGTGGATCAATTAGAATTTAATGTACAAATGTTGGATGAGAAAATGAATCAAATGATGAATATGGATGAAGAGATCATGGACCAACATAAAAAATTATTTGAAGTTTTAGAAAATCAACCATCAACAGGATATAATTATAACTAATGGCACTTAAAATTTCTGAAGAAGCAGCTGTGCAAATGCCAATGAAGACAGTAGCTTCTTTGATTTGTATGGTTGCAATTGGAACATGGGCTTATTTTGGTATTATAGAAACTCAAAATAAACTTTCAACACAAGTAGAGTTAATGACAAAAGACTTAACTGAGAATACAGAGTTTAGAATCAAGTGGCCTAGAGGACAGTTAGGCTCTTTACCAGCGGACTCAGAACAATTTATGATGATTGAGGATTTATATAAAACTACCGATAAGTTAAATAAACATATTGAATCTATGGCTTTAAATAAAGTTAATATAGAATTTTTAACAAAACAAATGGACAAAGTTTTAACTGATATTGAAAAATTAAAAGATGCATCTAGAGAAATGAAATATACAAATGGAGGTCATCAATGATAGAGAGTGTGTTTGCATTACTGATGTTTATAAATGGAGAAATTAAGGAACACCGTATTCAACCTTCAATGGCGGCATGTCTTCGTGGAAAACGTGAAGCGGAGAGAACCTACAGTGAAACTGTATCTTATAAATGTTATAAAGGTAAAGCTGAAACTGAGATATATATAGGTGAAAAATCTATTAAAGCTTTAATCCTTGAATAATGAAATTCTTTCATAATCCTACCGAGAAATGGATGATTATTACTATAATTATTATATTAATTCTTTTAGGAATAAATGTTTAAAATAATCAACAATCAAAGGAAACAATATGACTATAAAAGGTAAAGTCAAGTGGTTTAATCCTACCAAAGGGTATGGATTCATTTCACGAGATGATGATACTAAAGATGTCTTTGTTCATTCTTCAGCAGTAAGAAATTCAGGTTTATCTGGATTAGCTGAAGGTGAAACATTAACATTTGAAGTTGAAGAAGGACAAAAAGGCCTTACTGCAGTTAATCTACAAAAAGGTTGAGTAGTAAAATGAATAAAAAGCGGAATCCAGTTGCTAAGCAATTAAGGCATTTTAAACATAAGATAGTTCGTAATAAAAAAAAGTATAATAGAAAAAAATTATCCAAAATTTAAAGCTTTCAATATCAATATTTTTGTTTTATATCTACTAATAGGAAAGTATGGTATGAACCAGGAGGTATACTAATATGAAAAAACAAGGATACAATGCTAGAAAAGACGAACAGCTAGGAATGACTAGAGGAAAAGAGTCAGGTAAAAAAATGTCTATGGCTGGCAGAAGAAAAGTAGCTAAAGCTACTCGTAAACCTAAAGGTACTTACGGTTTTAAAAAAAAGAAGTAACTAATTAATAGAGGAGGCTTTAGTTATATATGAATCAATTTCACTTTAATACTAAAGCTCACTCTATTAAAAAAATATAATGCCTTTTAGATCACAAAAACAAAGAAAATGGATGCATATTAATAAACCAAAGATGGCTAAAAAATGGGAAAAAGAAGAAGCATCTGGAAATTATAAAAAGAAAAAGAAGAAGAAAAAATAATGGAAGTTGAACTAGATAAAAAAAAATTACAATTCACTAATGATAAAGGTGAAAAAGTTAGAGTTGATATAGATCAAGATCAAACAGAAAAAGATGAAGAAGTCTTTGAAAGAAATCATTATACAAATTTAGCAGAAGAATTAGATGAAAAAGAAATTGGAAAAGTAGGAAAAGATTTAGTAAGAGCTTTTGAAGATGATAAAAGTTCTAGAAAAAATTGGGAAGATCAATATTCTAAAGGACTACGAATGTTAGGAGTAGTAGTAGAAGATAGACAAGATCCTTTTCCCGGAGCTTCAGGGGTTCATCATCCTTTACTTGCAGAAGCAGCAACACAGTTTCAAGCTAGAGCTATTGCAGAAATGTTTCCAGCAGGCGGTCCTGTTAAAACACAAATTATTGGAAGAACTACAGATAAAAAATTAGAACAAGCACAAAGAGTTCAAGACTTTATGAACTTTCAAGTAACTCAAGAAATTCCTGATTATTTTAATGAACTAGATCAAATGTTATTTTATTTAGCTCTTGCAGGAAGTGCTTTTAAAAAAATATATTTTGATAATACATTAGATAGAATTTGCTCTAAATTTGTACCCGCTGAAGAGTTTGTAATTTCTATGGAAAATACAGATTTAGAAACTGCTGATAGATATACTCAAGTAATGAAATTAACAAGAACTGAAATAAGAAAACATCAAATTTCAGGTTATTATAAAGATGTTCCATTAAGTAAAGCGGAAAATAATGCCGGAGTTAATAGTGGAGATTTAGTTGAACAAACTTTACAAAGATTGGAAGGTATGACACCTAGTATGGCTGATAAAATACATACTCTTTTAGAAGTACATACCAATTTAGATTTAGGTGAAGATAGAGATGGATTAGCTTTACCTTATATTGTAACTATTGATTATGAATCACAAAGAGTTTTATCTATTAGAAGAAATTGGAAAGAAGAAGATTCCTTAAGAAGAAAAAGAACTTATTTTATTCATTATAAATATCTTCCTGGCTTAGGCTTTTATGGCTTCGGTCTTATACAAATGATAGGTGGACTTCAACATGCAAGCACTGGTGCTTTAAGAGCACTATTAGATTCAGCTGCCTTTGCTAATCTCAATGGAGGTTTTAGAGCTAAAGGAGCAAGAATAGAAGGAGGAGATATTACTGTCTCTCCAGGTGAATGGGTTGAAGTAGAAGCATATGGTGATGACTTGCGTAAATCTTTTATTCCTCTTCCCTTTAAAGAACCATCACAAACATTACTCCAATTACTTGGAGTTTTAACTGAGTCAGGGAGACGTTTTGCTTCTATTGCTGATGCAATGATTGGAGATTCAGCTGGATCAGGTCCAGTTGGAACTACTATTGCTTTAATAGAACAAGGTTCTAAAGTATTTAGTGCTATTCATAAAAGAATACATCAAGCTCAAGGTAGAGAATTTAAATTAATTTATGAATTAAATGGAGAATATTTAGACGATGAATATTCTTTTGAAGTAATAGGTGAAAATAAAAAAATTAGAAGAAAAGATTTTAGTGCTTCAATTAGTGTTGTTCCTGTATCTGATCCTAATATATTTTCTCAAGCTCAAAGAATAGCTTTAGCTCAAACTGGTTTACAATTAGCAAGAGAAACTCCTGATGTAGTAGATGTAAAAGAAGCAACAAGAAGATTTTTACAAGCTTTAAGTATTCCTGATTATATGGATTTAATAATAGAAGATGAAGATACTCCTAGACGTGATCCAGTATCAGAGAATATGGCTATACTTAATACTATGCCTATTCAAGTATTTGAAGATCAAGATCATCAAGCTCATATGCAAGTTCATTCTCAATTTATGAATGATCCTAGATTTGGTGGAAATCCTGAAGCTAAAGAGAGATTATATCCAGCCATGTTAGCTCATATGGGTCAACATATGGCATATTTATATCAACAACAAATGCAAGCATCAGTTCCTGAAGGTAATCCTGTTTCATCTGGAGATTTTAATAGAGAATTAGATAATGAACCTTCTAAAGAAATAAGTATTGAAGAAGAAAATAGAATAGCAGTAAATGCTGCACAAGCTGCACAACAATTAGCTGGTAGTATGCCTCCTTCTCCTGAAGAACAAAAACAACAAATGGAAGATAAAGAAAAACAAGCTAACATTCAATTAAAAGCTGAAGAACTTCAAATTAGAAAAGCAAGATTTATGCAAGGTGTAAAACAAAGTGAAAAACAAGATGCTAGAAAAGATGCTGAGACTAAATCTAAAATAGTAGAGACAGCTTCTAAAATTGCAAGAAAAGATAAAAGAAGGTAATGGGAGCCAAAGCAGATTCAATAAGACAAGCTAAAAAATTTTTAGAAAATAAAAAAATTTCTATTAAAAAAGTTAAACCACATTTGTTTGCTATTGCTGCGAATGGATTAAAAAAAAATTTTGCATCAACATTAGATTATTTTATGAAAGGAAGTAATGGAACGCCTACTACAAGCGATCAAGAAAAAAATAAAAACTCATAAAGAAGAATTAAGTAATAATTTATTATCTAAAGGTGTAGATAATTTTCCTGAATTTAAACGTGTCTATGGATATGGACAAGGTTTAGATAAATCACTTGAAATAATTAATGAATTAATTGAAAAATATAAAACAGGAGAAATAGAAGATGATTAATAATGATACATGGGCAACAGATAATAGTATACCTACACCTACCAAAGTACCAGAACCAGTAGGTTATAGAATATTAATAAGACCTAGAGGAATTATAGAAAAAACAAAAGGTGGCATTATATTGACTGATTCAAGTAAAGATAGTCAAGCTTATTTAAATAGTGTAGGACAAATAATTGCAATGGGCGAAGAATGTTATAGTGATAGAAAAAAACCGTGGTGTAAAGTAGGTGATTGGGTTATTTTTGGTAGATATGCAGGTGCAAGAATTTCTGTACAAAAGGTTAAAATGCTGTTATTAAATGATGATGAGATTATTGCAACTCTGGAAAGTCCAGATATAATAACTCAACAATTATAACAAACATTAACATATGTTAATGACAACATAGGAGATACTATGCCCGAGAATGAAAAAGAAAAGAAAGATTTAGAAGTTAAACTTGATGAAGTTGTAGAAGGACAAGAGGTAGATGTACCTTTAAATCCATTAGAAAAATTACAACAAGAACAAGAAAAATCTTCTGATGAAAGTAAAGAAGAAGAAAATGTAAAAGAAAAAGATCAAGGACACGATATATCTTACGAAAATGAGGTAAAATATGATGTAGAAACTAAACCTACAGAAAAAATACCTTCATATTCTGATGAGATGCCTTATTCTGTTAAAGTTCGTAAAAGAATTCAGAAAGAAGTAGCAAAAAGAGCAGAAGCTGAACAAAGAATAGTTGATTTAGAACAAAAAATAAATTCTATGGAAAAAAGAACTTATGATATGGCTAATAAATCACTTTCTAATCAAGCTACTGCAGTGTCAAATGAATTAAAATCAGCAATTGAAGAAGGAAATACAGAAAAACAAGTAAAATTGTATGAAAATCTTGCTGAAATTAGAAGTCAAATGACAAAAACTGAAGATTATGCTGCTAGAGTACCTAAAGTTAAGGAGAAAAAAGATAAAGCTCCACCTTTGGCTTCTGAATGGGTAAAAGAAAATTCGCAATGGTTTAATAAGCCTGGTTTTAGAAAAGAAACTGCAATGGCTTATGGAATTGATGCTGAATTAACTGAAGAAGGTTGGGATGTGCATGATCCTGGTTATTATGATGAAATGAACAAAAGACTAAAAGCAAGTGGTCTTGGTTATTTTACTAAATCAGAAGAAAACACTTCCAAAAGTAATCAAAATGTAGTACAAAAAACTAACAGAGTGCAATCTCCGGTTGCTGGAGTTTCTCGTAAAAAAGGAACAAGTAGTAATAGAGTTAAGCTCACAAGTGATGATCTTACCACTGCTAAAAACTTTGGTATTAACATTAATGATGAAGCAGCACTAAAACGATTTGCTAAAGAAGTAAAAGACTTTAGTGATTCAAATACAGGAACAACGTAAAGGAGCCTGACATGAATAAAACAAATAAAATAAACAATGAAACTAGAGTGGAAAAATCTGCAACGGTTTCAAAATGGCGACCTAGTAACTTATTAGAAGCGCCTGATCCACGACCTGGCATGAAACAAAGATGGATTGCCACTATGGTCTTAGGACAGGAAACGCCGACAAATGTAGCTAAACGATTGAGAGAAGGTTGGCAACCAAGAGATATTAAAACTGTCAAAGATGCTCAACATTTTCCAACGATAGAACATGGCAGATTTGTGGGATGTATAGGTATAGAAGGAATGGTACTCTGTGAAATGCCAGAAGAAATGGTAAATCAACGTAATGAATATTACGCAAAAATGACTGAAAATTTAATGAGTTCAGTTCAACAAGATATGAATAGAGTAGAATCACCCGGACAACCCATACAAAGGTCTTATAAAAGTTCTGTTACTAGAGGCGGCATGAAAGAGTAACAAACTAACTATGGAGACAAATAACTATGGCAAACGTAGATGCACCTAACGGTTTCACACCGTTAAGACATTTAACAGGCGGTGTTATTCGTGCTAATGAATATCCTATTGCAAATGCTTATGCGGCTAATCTTGCAAGTGGTGATATTGTTGCACTTCATACCGATGGTACAATCATCAGAGGAACTGCGGGCGGAGTAGTGCTCGGAGTTTTTTATGGTGTTGAGTACATCGATAATGACACAGGTGATGTTAAATTCAAAAAAGTTTGGAACAATGCCACAACTGCTAAATCGAATGAACCGATTAAAGCATATGTGTATGATGATCCAAATATAACATACAAGATTCAATGTAATGGAACTTTCGCAAACGCAAATGTTGGCGAATTAGCAAATATTACTATTGGAACTTATAACTCAACATATGGACATTCAACTGATGAATTGGATATCTCAACTCTTGCAGCAACTGCAAAATCATTGAGAATCCTTCGTTTAATTGATTATCCTAAAAATGCAGTAGGCGCTGATGCTGATGTAGAAGTAGTAATTAATCTATCTCTATATGGTACTCAGAATGCTGGTATTTAACCTATAGGAGTATAATACAATGGCTTTAAATAGAGCACTATTTACCAAACAGCTCAATCTAGGTTTAAATACCGTGTTTGGTATGGAATATGATAGATATCCAGAACAATGGAGAGCTTTATATTCTACTGAGCAATCAATGAAAGCATTCGAAGAAGATGTACAAATGATCGGATTCGGTGCTGCACCAACCAAAGCTGAAGGTGCCATGATCAATTATGATTCTGGCA